TTATACGACTATTATAATAAAGATCTTCCCATTGACATTTAGTTAGTCGTCTAATTTTATCATAGTAAGGTACTATCTTAAACTTCTTTTCTAGTTCAACCATAATCTCAACATCACCTATATTACGTTTCTTAATAGTAATATCTAACTTAGAGAAGTCTACATTCTTAAATTCTTTACCCTTACCTAAATGTTTTTGTGCTATATAATCAAGAGCATAACTAGCTTCTCTCATATACATCTTCTTAAAGAGAGATAGATAGTCAAGTATAGAGATACCGCAAGGAAAGAAGATTCGTTCTTCATCTCCTCTTCTATACATATTGATAGGACTGATTAATTTAGCGAAATTAGTTATTCTACGATGTAAATATTCATAATCAAACTTGACATTCCAACTAAACCACATATCAGGTTGTTCTTTCTTAATGTAGTTTACAAACTTATTTAATAGAGTTTTTTCTTTGTCTTCTAAAGTAATACCTTCTTGTTCTGGTAGAAACCAAGTTTGTATGTCTTTAGATAGGGAATTGTACACTGATATACTTGATATAGGATATTTAGCTATGTTTGTTTCTGGAAGGTCTTTAGCTAGTATTTCTATATCTATAAAAAAGTATTTAAGTGTGGTTTCTTCTATAGTATCGACTTTTTGTATAAGATAATTAGTTATAAATGATATATCTGCAGAATAACTAATATCTGTTTTCATATTATATACATCTGCGGGTTCTGAACAATAAACTTTACGAAGTTTAGTTCCATCATGTCCTTTAAATTTACCTTCACTATTTTTTTCGTAAAAAAAGGGGAAAAAATCACTAATCTTTTCTATAGATAAAATATTATTATCTCGTAAAAATAAATATATCTCTCTCTTTATGTTGGCAATATTAACTAATTTCATAATTCTAATAATAATGTTTGTGCTATTTCAAATAATCTTGGACTAGCTAATGCTCTTATTTTTTTCTTAATTATTCTAGAAAAATATTCTCTTTCCGTTTTAGATAAATTATTGTTCAGAACTTTTTGAAGAATAATTTCTTTTTGTCTTGATGTAAAAAAGGTATCTAAACTATCATTTAAAACTTTAGCGGTTATATTAATATCTTTTTCAATAATTTTTTTGATTTTTTGTTCCCAATCTTCCTGAGAAAGATGTGGTTTTTTAAGGTGAGTTTTTATTGAAGTTATTTCTAAATTACTTATATCATTATTGTGCTGATCTCCATCTCTATGGTGAACAATTTCAGTAGATAATAAGGGGCGACCAATATAGTTTTCAAGAATTGTACGATATATAGCTTTTTTCTTCATAGTTTTATATTCATAGTTTTAAGTTAACATCTATACCTTACATATATATTTATATATTTTTTTGACTAAAAAACAAGTGATATTTTATTTATTTTTAGAAAAACCGGAAGAAAAGTAGAAGGGTAAATGAACGTCATATCCTTCAGGTTTTGAATTAGTTTTAGATTTTTGTATTTTCACGACTAGATCAAAACCAGTCTTACGATTTATCTTAATTGCTTTACCATCCTCATCTACTTCTCCAGTATCCATCTTCTCACTAGGAGCATCTGTACCTTGCCCCTGTCTCATAAATAATGTAAGTAAAGACCAATGTTTCTGAGCTCTACCCCCAGTTAACTCTTCATGTACAGCAAATGTACCGATACCACCAGTTCTACTTTGACCTACTAAAGTAACTGCTATCTTTGCTTTATAAATAGGGGTAGCGCAGCGTCTTAGAAACTTACCCATCTTTTTAGCAAGAGAGGCTATCTCGTCTTCTTCCATTAGTCGCTCTTTACCACTCTTAGCTTCATTCTCAGCTTTAGTAGACATAGCTTGAATACTATCTATAATAATTAAGTCAACTACCTTTTCATTAGAAAGTTTTAATACCCAATTCATTGCCTCTTCCGCATTACTTGCATCTTCTACTAATACTAATTCTTCTAGATTAATTCCAAACATAATAGCACGGTCTTTAGCAAAACTATGTTCCAAATCTATATAAGCACATATTTTATTACGTTTCTGTGCTTCCGCTATCTGAGATAAACAAAGACTAGATTTACCTACAGATTCACTACCCCAGACTATAATAAAATTACCTGCTACTCCACCATTACCAGTAAGTTCGTCTATCTCTTTTACTCCAAACGGTAATCTTTCTTTATCAGGTTCATCTTTAGCAAACTTTAATACAATACCTTTCTGTTCGCGATTCACCTCATTCATAATTTTATGAAGGCGTTCTCTTTTTTCTTTCTGTTCTTTAGTAAGTATGTTTTGAATATCGGTAATTACTTCAGTAGCTTTAGGTAGTTCTACTTTAATCTTTTTCGGTCTTCCCATAAGTCTCCTTTAAAATTTGTATAAAATCTTTTATGTCTAAAGTAACTAATGTTTCATTATGAATATTTTGGTTGATATATAACGGTATCTTTAAAGATCCTACTGGTATCTCTCCCTGTAACTTATTCCAAATTTTATGTTTTATAATAATATTGTCAGTATTACGTTTCTTTGCTTCAATAAAGAAATACTTATTAAGTATGTCTGCGATTTGTGTAGATGCCCCACTATTCTTTGTAGGTTTAGCGGTGCTATCTATTTCTTTAAGATAGTCGGAAATAAAAGATTCTAATTTTCTTCCCACATCTCTAGTTGACATTTTTTTCCTTTAAATAATCTTGAGAACAATTTTCACAAATATTTATTGTTGGTCCCATAATAGCTAATTTAGGATATGTTTCATCACGTTCTATATAGTCTACAATATAAGCATTCATTATTTTATTGCATATATCACACTTCATCTATTACTCCACAAAAAGCAAGTATATTTAATTTCATTAAATCGTTTTTATTTAGAACTGTTATTTTGATATTTTTATATAATTTTTTAAATAATTTAAACTTAAGTAAACTTTTGTCTCTCCACCAACCTTTAATTTCTATATACTCGTCAGTCTTAGGTAAATAAAAATCTGGGGTATATGTAGTATAACCTAATTCAAAAAATTTTGGTTCATAATCCCATTTTATATTATTTTTATCTAAATACTTGGCATATTTAACTTCCCAAGAACTTCTCATCAATATGTTTTTATAGTAGTATGTTTTATACTGTGGAATTTTTCCATAAAAAGGGTTATTTATTCCAATCATTCTTTGAGAATGAATTTTAGAAGAACATGTTTTACATCTACCTTTAGAACCTCTACTAATTATTTTCTTACAATCTAAACAATGTCTTTTAATACAAGAACTACCATTTTTATAATTAGGATTATTTTTACCAAATCTATGTATTCCGAACATCGGATTATTTTTACCTTCTAATTTATGATTACCAAAATTAGGATGATTTTTTCCTTTATGATTTATAACTCCAGTATTATAACGTCTTTTCATTTCACAAGAATGACATCTTTTAGCATTTTTTCTACTTAATTGTTTATTACAATCTATACAATTATTTTTCATTTATTAATATCCCACAAAATGCGAGAATTACAGAATCCGCTGCATCCTCATTATCAAGGTCAATATTAAGAGTGTCTTTAATCCATTGCCGTACTTCAGGTTTCTTAGCATTACCTTTACATCCTACTGTCTTACGAGCTGAACTAGCCATATAAAATAATGGTTGTTCTTTAACTCCATTGATTCTACAGATGGTATAAGCTATACCTTCTAACTTAGCTAATAATTTAAGTGCTAAAGCATTACCAAACCCAAAGAAACAATCTTCTATTACTACTTTATAGTTAGGTTTAATTAGTGTCTTAAACTGTTCTATATATTCATCAAACTTAATTAAATGATCTTTAGCTTGTACATTAATGAAACCGTAGTCTAATGTAAGATTCTCTTTATCTGTCTTAATAGTCGCCCAACCAGTCTTAGTAGCGATATCCAAACCTAAAGTTTTATAGTTTCTTTTTATTGGTTTTTGTAGTTTTTCTTGTATTTCGTTTATGTTTAATGTTAGCATTGATTACTCCTGGTGCTAGAAATCCTAATGAAGAATATAATACTGAACACATAAATAACGCTTCTTCTACCGTCATTTGTACAGCAAATTTACTATCAGCTCCATGAGCACACAACCAAACATTATCTTTTTTATAATTGGTG